TGTCTATAAAGAATGGAAGTTTTGTTTTATAAGCAAATCTACTTATAAATGTATCTCCACCAAATACAGTTTCTGTGTCATATGTAGGAAGTAAATCAAATATTCTTTGAAAGCCTGTTTCAATTGTAACATAAGAATATATCTGTCCCCATTGATTAGGATATAACACTTTAATAGAACCATAATAAGAAACTACATCAATAGGTTCTTGAAATTCTGGAGTGTCACAATGTCCTCTTTGAGAAACTGTAAATCTTGATGTATCATCAATAGCACTTGATCCACTAATAATTAATGAAGGAGTTTCACTAGGAAAAGGAAGAGCTACCACTGGTATAGAATTTCTAGTGTCTATTGTTTTTATGTAAACAGAAGATTCTCTTTGCCAGTTATTAACATTGTAATTATCTCCCACTGATTGAACTCCAGGAATAAGATATTGACATATGTCTAGTTCTCTTTGCTTAATACCATTATCTACATCATTATCCACTATAGCAGAATAATCATAGTTTGCTACAGAGTTGAAAGAATAACCAAAGTTTTGTCTACTTATTCCATTAATATATATTTGTAAATATGCTTGGAAAGCAGTGAACATTGCTGTTGCATCTAATACTCCTGTAATTATAGCAATGTTATAACTTGATACTAACGCATCTTGTTGTGCTTGTCTAGTGATTAGTTTATATGTAGCATTCTTCTTAACCTGTACAAAATGAGCTTTTCCTGCACCATACAATACATTCTCTAATTTAAGAACATTACCTAATGTAGGTTGTCCAAAGGAGGTTTCAGGAGAATTAAATACATGTCTATATCTAGGATCATTTATTAATGTAATTGCAAATCCATCTAATTGAGCAGGATAACATGCAGCATTCTTAGTATCGCTTTGTGTAATACTGTATTTAGTAGATCCACCAAACCAAACAGGAACAGTTGTTGAACTTACAGATATTGGAAAACCAACAGCCACAGTGACATTAACAGTGACCAATGTTACACCATTTGTATAAGTGAATATTGTACTATTATATGGTGCTTCAAAATAAGAAGTTAGTACATATGTTACAGAAGTGATTTTTGTAATAGTTGCTGTACCACTTAATACAACAGGAAGAGTGATTGAACATATGCTTGTTAAAGCTGTAGGCATGGTCTTTGTTACCATTTGTCCTGTGCTACAATCCATGTATTGGATTGTTCCAGCTACTGACACTGCTATTGAAAATGTGTTACATTCAGAATTATACGCATTGTTTTGTTCAAGAAGAAATGGATCTTTATTAAGATCATTATATGGATAGTTTGGATAATAGTATTGAGTTTCTTCTCTTATATAACTTCCTACATTTCTCAACACCCCTTTGGCTATAATAGACTTGTTTGTACTCCTATCTCCTCTAACAATTTTAAATCCAACAATAGAATCTTTTACAGTTTGTGGTAGGGTAGAAGCAGTTATTAATTGAGAAACTTGTTGTACATTTATTTTAACTCCAATTGGATAAACAGCATCTGATGTCTGCATTTCAACAAAATACTTATTAGAAAGAATTGTTGGTACAGCACTTTCAAATACAGGGGAAACTAATACATCTGGAAACTTGTGATGTCTAATAGGTGTACCAGCAAGATCACCCCAAACTTCTACATTACAAGGATAGGTTTCTAAAGATTCCCAATAAGCAAATTCACCATATTGATATGGTGTAGCATTGCCAATATTATAATTAGCATCTACTGGAGAATTTCCTAATACAGAAGCTGTGTTATATATTTTCCAATAAGGAGCTGTTGGACCCTCTCCAATAAAGTCAGCATTTGTATCAGGCACATCTGGATGAGAGAACTCATTATAGTTCATTGCTCTACCAGGAATATGAAAGCCATCTGTTTGTTTACCATTATCTAATAAGAAAACAATCTCAAATGCATATATTTCATCTCTTAAATAACTTCTTAAATTTGTAGCATTCAACCCATCTGAATAGTTTTCATCAGCAGGAATCTTATAGGTTTGCCATAATAATGTAATCTTATTAGCAATTTGTTGATAGTTGATTCTATCTATAGATGTTAAATTGTCCCAAACTAATATATCTTGTACTGATGTTAAATCTTGAGCAATCTCATAATAAGGAAACTTTTCTAATATATCAGCTGTTGTAAGAGGAATAGCTGCCTTATTTTGTCCTGAATAAGTAATTTGTCTTGATGTATCATCAATGAAAAATGTACCCACTAATTCTACAGAAGTGATAGCATTTATTGTTTTAATTACAGCTATGTTATAATATTGGAAATATCCTGTAGCATCTATATTCTTAATATCTATTCTAATAGATTGACTAACAATGTAATCAAAGTTTAACGTGGTTAGTTGTGTGTTAGCAATAGGTGTAGGATTGGTCACAGAATAATAGGATGTATACCCATCTCCTGATGCATTACAATATTGAATAGCAAACTGATATACACCAGCTTTTAATTCTCCACCATTAACAATGTCCACCACCTCTAACTCTGGTATATTAAAATTAGGTTGAACCTTTAATTTATTACAATCAATTGTTCCCACCTCAGTGACAATATCACAAATATCCACCCCTATAACAGTTACCCAAGGTGGATCATTTAAATTTAAATATCTTCTAGGGTTAATCCCATCTGTCCAATATATCTCTGTAGTGCAATTTGTAATCTTGTGTACAGCTTTATGTATTGGATAGTCTATATTAAAATTAAGACAATCTCCTTGTATATACTGAACATATATACAATCATTATTATCCATATATCCAATCTGTGATTCTCCTGTTTCAGGATTGGTCAAAAAGAATATATGTTTGTTTTGTTCATTTATAAAATGAGTACCAATAAGATGATAGTTTTCAGGAAAGTTAAGACATAACTCATTACCTGGCTCATTCTGATAGTTAACAGAATTAGCATCAAAGTTTTCTAAAGCAGCGTTCAAGGCATACGTAAGTTTACCCTTCTCCACCTGATTAACAGATGAATCTAGATTTAAACCTATTCTACCTAAATTAAATTCCTGCCTAACATTCCCTTGTTCTTGATCAGCCATTTAATAAATTTTTTATTAATTTCTTCTACTTCTATTAGGTAACTCATATTGGGCAAATCTTTGTAAGTCATTCTTGATTCTTCTTTGCTTAGCCCAAGGAGTTTGTTTCTTTATTTCAATATCAGCCATCACAAATGCTTCATCTGCTAGTCCTTTATAATACAGCATTTTTTGTTGTATCTGTGCAAAGGTTTCATCAGTGAGCTGATTGGATAGTGTTTCAAACACTTTATATTTAATGAAGTGTTCTATAAATTCTTTAATACGATAGTTATCTGGAATCATTTGATTTCCTGTACAATCATATTCTGTAACATAAAATATCAAATGAACCACCCCACATCTAAAATTAGTAACAAATTTGTTATCTCTTATATCAAAAGAATCATATCCTGCAGATCCTGGTGTGAATTCATGTACAGAAGGAGCTACAGAAGCAAATTGCCAAGCATTAGTATATTCTACAGAACAGTTTGATCTTGCTGATATATTACCTGGTTTTAACAAATAACTTTTAGCTATACCCCTAGCAACTGATTGGTTGGTTTTATATACAGCTTGGATGAGTTCAGGCATACAAGTGCCTGTACATGCAGCATCTTGACATGCAGCATTTACACAAGGAGTTCCTCCTATTGTAAGAGGAGAGATTTGAATAGTGGTTTGGGAAGAAGCTTGGGAATAGAAGGATGTAGAATCTTGATAAGGACGAAGAGGGATCTCTGTACACATCCATGCTTCTCTAACAGCAATAAAGTTATCTGGTAGCCTAGCTTGAAAGTCTGATATATCAAGAATGTCTTCACTTATAACATATGAAGACCTACCTAATTTTCTTAGACATTTATCTAAATAGGTTGGGAAAAGCAAATCATCCACAGCACCTGTGTCAAAATAGCTTTTTAACTCTTCTTTAACAGTGGCATAAACCGATTCAGGAGAGATGAAATTATACTTGTAATAGTATGACATTTTGTTTTATTTTTTCCACTGCATATAAATATTTTGATATTTATTGTCAGTTTGTATGTAATGTGATAATAGTCTTGATGTAGTGCGAGAAGGTTTAAAATACCAAAGGTCTACATTCTTTATTCTAGCAGACTCTTTAAACCACATCCAACCAAAGAAATATCCTTCTGTATGATAGTTAAAATTATAAATACGTTTACCCTTCACTCTACTCCTTTGCCAGTCTACTGGTAGGTTAATATATTCTTCACCCTTAATATTCTTAAACTTCTTTCTCTTCTTCTTATTAATAGAGAATTCACCAAATCCAAAAGGAAGTCTTGCTTTCTCTCCAGTTTCTAATATATAATTCTTGAAATACTCATTGTATTGATATACAATATTTTTCCATTCATTAAATGTAATTATAATGTTTGGGTTCTTTTTACAGAAATTAATGTAGTTTTCTTTACTAGAACTTCGCCACTCTATATGGACTCTAGGCATTAGCTAGTTGGTTGAGCATTAGGAGATTGACCATCTATGTTATTAACAGTCATATCATTTTTAATTTGAAAATAAGTAGATAATAATTTTTGAGAGGTTAGTTCTAACACTTGTTTTTCTAAATAACCAGGGCAACCGTATTCCCTATCTAAAGGATTTTGACAAAGTTCATCTGTTGTATAAACTACATTTCCACATCCACAAGAAGGATATAAAATATCGTTAGTTAAATCTTCTTCAAAGAATGCAGAGATTCTTACAGATTGTAAATTAGGATTGTTAATATATAAAAATCCTCCATTAGCTATCCAATAATATTGATCATTCTTGATAATAGGAAGTTTTAATAGATTTAAATATCTATTGATTGTAATCTCTTTAAACTTTCTAGCTCTACCACCCATAGCGTTAATAGAATAAACACCCTGAATAAGATATTGATAATTTCCTTCACTTATACGAGGAAGTTTAAATTTACTTCTAGCTACATTACAAGGATCAACATATTCACAACAATCAGAAATAGGCACCTCAATCATTTCAAGACATGGAAGTGTATTGAATACAGTGTCAGTAGCCCAAAGCTTTCTGAGATTTGTTTCACGCTTAATCAACAATTGTGTGTTATTTTTAACTTCAGAAGCTATTGCTCTATCAGTTAAAAGATTGTCTGTAGAAAGCAATTTATGCATTGCTCTTACATCTGATACGAATTTCCTTAATGTTGCCATTATAAATACTGTTTGAATATATTTGTCATTCCATCATTCTCATCTATCAAGAATGCTGTCACTTCTCCCTTAGACATTACGTGACCATTCTTATCATCCCAAAGACTCTTAGAATTAGAGAAAGCTGGAATTTGGTAAAATTTAATACCGTTAAAATCAAGACTCACCTCATGGTGTTTATCTCCTGTGAATATATAGAAGTTGTTATAATTAGACCAATTTTCCTTAAACTCCATTGGAAATATACCAGCAAGTTTTGCAGGCTTAATAGCATCTCCATGGTTGAACATTAGTGCTGAATTACCATATCCTACGTATTTTCTATATTTAGGGCTGATGTTAAAGTCAGCTCTTTCTTCTTTTCTAAAATAGGTTTGTAACCAATTAACCATATGCCAACCTACATATTCATCATGATTACCTGATACATACACTACACTAACATTTTTGGCATATTGTAATAACATTGTAATTACAAGAATCTCATGGTTACATATCTTTAAAAATCCCTCATGATATGTATGTATGTTAGTTTGAGGAGTTCCTTTTGTAGTGTTATTAGTGTGCTCACTATTAAACTCATCAGAACCAATGATATAAATAATGTGGTCTAGATTGTTAGATAGTTGAGCTTGGGTGATAATAGTCTCTGTCTTAAACATCATTCTAGCAAACCTATCTTCTATATCATTATTCCCATCTACATCAAATTTGTTCAAATGTGAGTCTTGTTTGTTGATAACTAAGCTCGCATGCGACTTACTTGGAACAAACTTAGGACCCATAACTGCTTGACTCACAGGCTCATATGAAGCTAAAAAGTCTACAAAATAGTCTTGAAAGACTTGCTCTGTAGACTTTTTTCCTAACCAGGCTTTTACTTGCCATCGAGGATTATCTTCATTACCCCAGAAATTCTGTACATATTTAGTTATATCCCACTTTGTTGTGTCTATTTTACATTTCTCTATAAGATCCTCTAAACTTCTAATTTCTTCTTTAACATTAACTACAATCTCTCCTGTACCCTTTATCATATCTTCAGTGAACTTAACCACTGTATTCTCTAGATCAGATATGTAGGTTCCAATTTCCGCATCTTCCTCAGCCTTTTCTCTCTTTTTTATATCTACTAGTAATTCATCAATCTCTGTTTCTGTAATTCCTAATTTGTCAGCATAGAATTTCTTTGATTTCTTCCAATGTAACATTTGCTCAAGCTGTTCTAAAAGGGGTTGAGTTTCAGACATATAAGTTTAATTTAGTTAAATTAGTGTAAAGATAGGGAAATTATTTGATATTCACCAAATTTAATTAACTAATTTGATTATATACATTAATCAATCTGATTAGAGCTAAAACAAAAACTCCCAGCCTAGAAAGGCCAGGAGGACTCCCTGTAAACCAATAAACAGGGTTTTTTATTCAATTAACATTGCATAGAGTTATAAGTGAAGTTTCCATTTATAAGTTCCCAACAAACATTATCATAATCAAATAGATAACCAGTGATGACAGCACCTGTGCTATTTCTAGCAATTGCTGTACAAGTGTTTGGTCCTCCACCTCCTATACCTCCAAATGAATTAAAATTGGCTACAAACAAAGCATAGTCAGCAGCATCTAAGAATATTCTTAATATTGTACCAAGACTACATCCAGATGCTGGATTAGCATATGTTCCTATTTGAGCTAATATATATTCAGAAGGAGCAATGGTTGTAGTGGTAGAAGTTGTAGTGCTAGTGGTAGTGGTGGTAGTTGGTGCTCCAGCCACTGTTAAATAAAGATCTCTTTCACAAGCCCCTGTAGATTGTACTAATATATTTGTAGTTCCATCAGGAACTGTTCCTGTTGTAAGTCCTGTTACTAATACACCTCTAGACACTCCTACTATAAATGCACTTGTATATCCATCTACATCTGAATACAAATCAAAGGGACCTGTATCATTTCCTGCTAATGTGAGAATTATTGTTACTGTCATTTTTTATTTATTTAACAAGTTGTATAATTTGTAAGTTCTCCATTAACGTCAACTTCTCCTGCATAATTTGTAACACCGTTTGTAAACTTGCGCCAACCTGAACCGCCAACATAAGGGGTTGTTAAGCTTGAGCTATCATAAAAAATCATTCCAACCATAGGCACAGTATAACCCGGTGATGCATAAACAGTAATTGATGGACTACCATAAGTACAAGCATCAAAAGAAGATCCTGTACCAAATGAATCAATTGTATATACAACAGGAGCAGCAGTTGTAGTAGTTGTTGTTGTAGGTGGTGCACAAGCAGATATTGAACCAACAGTACAGTTATCAGAGAATTGTATAATATTATTATCTATACTATAATAATTTTGAGATGGTGTACTGCTTGGATTAGCTTGTATTTGAATTGTTCCATATAAATTATAATAAAGAACAGTTCCAATACTTATTGAACTTGAACTAGAATATACAGTAAATGAATTAACTGCTGTACAAGCATCTTGTGGAACTGTAAATCCTATGACAACAGGTAATGTATCATTATAATCATAATATAATGTATACGAATATGGTAATGGACTTAATGGAACTATACTTTGATATATAGGACATCTATTAGATGAATAAGTAGAGAATGGAGAAACAGATTGATCTACATAATAATTATTAACTATAAATTGTTTAGTAGCAATTTGATTACCTGTAGGGGGTGTTCCTATTGGAGGGAGCCCCATTGTAGTTAAATCTGTATATGTTACTAAAGCATTAGTTGTTTGCATTATTTTAATTTAGCTTCTAGTTCTGCAATACGTTTTTCTAATTGAGCAATCTTCCAGCTGTGTACTTGTGTATAATCCACTACTAAGAACCCATCTTGTTTTTCTTCTACAGCATCTGGTAATACTTGTTGTACTTCTTGTGCAATATATCCCCAATGAATGTTATTATCTCTATTATCTTTCCAAGTAAATGATACAGTTTGTAAATCTTCTGAAGAAACTATAGTGTTAACATCTTTAAGTCTTGAATCAGAATTTTGGAAGAAAGAGTCTGCATATATTGAATTACCACTTACAGTTACAAGTGAGTTTGTATATCCAGAGTTTGCATTAGTACATATAACTATTGCTCCTGCAGTTGCTGGAGAGATAGTTGTAAATCCAGTTCCACTAGAACCACTAGATCCACTTGAACCACTAGATCCACTTGTACCGTTTGCTCCACTAGTTCCACTAGAACCACTAGATCCACTTGAACCACTAGAACCACTAGTTCCATTTGCTCCACTTGTTCCACTAGAACCACTAGACCCTCTGGTTCCAGATGTACCACTAGATCCACTTGAACCACTGGTTCCACTAGAACCATTTGCTCCACTAGTTCCACTTGAACCGCTAGAACCACTTGAACCACTAGAACCACTAGAACCACTAGAAGCACTAGTTCCTGAAGAACCACTTGAACCACTTGAACCACTGGTTCCACTAGAACCATTTGCTCCACTGGTTCCACTTGAACCGCTAGAACCACTAGATCCACTGCTTCCACTAGAACCACTAGACGCACTGGTTCCACTAGATCCACTAGATCCACTAGAACCACTAGATCCACTAGATCCACTTGTACCATTTGCTCCACTAGTTCCACTAGAACCATTTGCTCCACTGGTTGCACTAGATCCACTAGATCCACTTGAACCACTAGATCCACTAGATGCACTGGTTCCTGATGAACCACTAACACCACTTGAACCACTAATACCACTAGAACCGTTTGCTCCAGCTGTTCCACTAGAACCATTTGCTCCACTAGTTCCTGATGAACCAGGTGCACCTATTCCACCACTAGTTCCACTTGAACCATTAGCTCCACTTGTTCCTGATGAACCATTTGCTCCACTGGTTCCTGAAGAACCACTTAAAGCACTTGTTCCACTAGAAGCACTACTTCCTGAACTTCCAGAACTTCCTGAACTTCCAGATGTAGCACTAGTTCCTGAAGAACCATTTGCTCCATTTGCTCCACTAGTTCCAGATGAACCATTCGCTCCACTAGTTGCTGAAGAACCACTAGTTCCACTAGTTGCTGAACTTCCAGATGTACCACTACTGCCTGAATTTCCGCTTGTACCTGATGTACCATCACCACCAGCTGCACCAAACAGATTCACTGTCCATGCAGCATAAGTTCCTGAACCCACTACAGTGGTGACATTAACCACCATAGCACCTGTTCCACTATTGTAAGAGGTGACAGTTCCTTGCATTGTATTACTTACATCATACACTATAATGACTGGTTGTGCAATACTATATGCTAGTCCTGTTCCTACTGTTAAACTCTTTGATCCAGTTCCTATTAATAAAGATGTGACAGAAGATGTTAAATATCTATCTCCATCTTGTCCTGCTGTTCCACTAGAAGCACTAGTTCCTGCTGTGCCTGTAAGACCAGATGTACCTGCAGTTCCAGTAAATCCAGATGTTCCAGATGTTCCTGTTATTCCTGATGTTCCACTAGAAGCACTTGTTCCACTAGTTCCAGTGTCACCAGATGTACCTGCAGTTCCAGTGTCACCAGATGTTCCAGAAGAACCATCTGTTCCTGATTGCCCACTAGAGCCAGAGGATCCACTAGACCCACTTGTTCCAGATGAACCATTTATTCCACTTGTTCCTGCTGTACCACTTGTACCGTTTGCTCCTCTTGTACCACTAGAACCACTTGTTCCTGCTGTACCTGTAATACCAGATGTACCTGTAATACCAGATGTACCATTAGTTCCAGAAAGTCCATTAGTTCCTGATACACCACTTGTACCAGATAGACCACTTGTTCCTGCTGTACCAGATAGTCCAGATGTTCCTGCTGTGCCTGTGAGACCAGAGGTTCCTGATGTACCAGAAACATTACAAATAGCGTCATCTATTTTTTCTAATGATACAGTTAATGTATCACCATTGTTGATTCCTGTGCAAGGAAGATTGGGACCTATGTAATTTACATGATCTGAATTAACACAAATATCGCTATCACATCCGCAATTTGAATTAGGTTGATAATATGCATCATAGCAAGGATCTCCAGGTTGACAAGACATTTATAATTGATTTATAATTATTAAGGAATATACATTATATAATAACAAGCTAATACAGGTTGTATGTTAGCATGAGCTGATCCACCACCAGTGTTACTGTTAGTTATAAACACATCTGTTACCACTGTAATACCTGTTACAGAACTTGTTGTTGCGTGATTTTGAGGAACATTTTTAGATAGACCTATTGTTCCACTTGCTCCACCAAAATCATTTTCTCTTCCTGCATAGTGAATATGTCCAGGATCTGTTACAGTTGATGTAGCAGAAGCTGTAGTTGCATGTGTGTGTGAAGGAATTTGTGCTGTAGTTAATGTAACAGAATTTGCACCTCCTATATCATATAAAACATAGTTAGGATTGCCAGCATATGAAGGATTCACTGCAGCATCCAAAGGACCTCCAGGAACACTATCTATAGCACCAACACCCACTCTTCCTCTTTTATCAGGAGTGCCATTTAAACCATTACATAAATATATTTTATCAAAACCTAATGCAGTTATGCCAGCACCTGTACCATCAAAATTAGTTAAAGGTCCATAGTATTCAAGTACAGTGAATGGAATCATCTTTAAATAATATTGACTTCCAGAGCTAGGTAGAGATGCTAAATAAGCAGCAACTAAAGCATTGAAGTCAGCTAGTTTTACATAGTTTGTTTCTACATCAAGAATGAATGCATCTAGGTCTACAATTGTTTCACAAAGTTTTGTTATAACAGCTTGTAATACAGCATGTGTATCAGAATCATCTGTTACACCATCTAAACAATCTACATCATAATCTGCATTTAACACATCTAACGTAACATCAATCACATCTATTTGTGCCTGTAGGTCACAAGCAGCCCTTACAAGAGCTTCAAATAGTTCTTGGGCATTAGGTGTTCCAACAGGTAAATAACTAGAAACAAGGGCACAATAATAAGCAGGGTTGATAGTTATATCAATACCTGTACCATCTAGAAAAGAAACAACAGCATTAATAAGAGCTGTCTCAACGGTGATTAAGTTATCTCCTGTATATATATCTAAAGGAATAGAATTTGGTCCTGTATATCTAACACATTCATCAGACACGATTTGTACACATCCATTGTAACATGCATCACAAGGTCTTGTTGTTGTACTGGTAGAAGTGGTACTTGTAGTGGTAGTAGTTGTGGTATCTTCTGGCATTTTATAATTTATTTATGTATTAAGAGTTTAACTCTACTAGCTATCATCTTTATTGTAAAACATTTTGCATAATCTTCATTACAAAACTTATATGTAAGTATTCTTCTGTAATTTAATAATTCACCAATAGGGCTACATGAAAGATTATGGTTCATTGAAAATATAATGTTATTGTATTCTATCTTAGCTAAAATTGTTAGTTTAGCATCTATATCTTTTAATAATGCAGGAATAGTACCACATTCTATACAGTTAGTTAATCTTGGCTGTAACATATTTAATAAGTTTTGTAACTTGTTTAGCAGCATTATTACATGCTGAACACAAGCCATTTATCAATTGACATCCACATCCCACCTTTATTCCGCAACCTCTACAGTTTGCCATTTTAATGAAAGTTAGTTATATAGTTGTTGCCTGAACAACCACAGTTGTTTGAAATAAAATTATTAAGCATTCTATCAGCTTGTATATATAATCTATTTGCTGTATCTATTGCACAGTTATTAGCTGCAGCAACAGATCCTGATATCATATAATATATACTATTTAAAGTCACCTTTGATTGTGTTTTAATTGCAAGGTCACATTCCATCATGTCAAGCTTCATAAAAGCCTCATCAAACTTTTCTTGTATCACTTCAGTACGCATTATGTTCTTTTGTACATAATACACATACGCAGGTGTAACAGTGTATTTTAAATAATATACACCATCTGGTAAAGGAATTAAAGGTTGTCCTACAAGACTAAGACCTAAGGATGTTGAATTAAATATATTAAAATCATTAACGTTAAAAGGAAGAGACACAGGAGTGGTAAATCCTGGAATAGTTATTTCTATTGTAGGAGATGATACCACTGGAGGATCTGTGTCATAAGTTGATGCATCAGCAATTCCTAACGTTAATGTATTATAAGTAGGTATTACGAGTATATCTAAAATCATGTTTTTAAAAATAAAAATGCCAGAGGACTTGAGAATATCCTCTCACCCTCTGGCATAGGTTAATATGATCTACTCTTTATTAAGGAATCAAAGTAGTAGTAGTTGAAGTTGAAGGCCATACAGTAGTAGTAGTACTAGTTGTTGTAATACAGTCAGTATCACTAGCAACATTTCCTAATGCAGCTTCTAATACAGATTCAATCGCAGCACTTAAGTTCTGAGGAGCAGCAATAATCACTGTAGAATCTTCATGGATATAATCACCCCACTGATAAGCCGATTTGTCATACTCATTAAACTTGATGTAGAAGGTATCATAAGTTGTACCATCTGTCACCCAGCTCTCAAAGTTTTCGTTATAACCAACCATTCTATATAAACTCTTCAAGTATCCTGCTTGATAACTGTAGAAATTCTTTTCTAATTGTTGAATTTCTGCAGAACTACCATATGCATAAGATGCACGTTGAGTGATAACTGGCTCAGCAACAAAGTTACATCTGTCAGCTACAATAAAATCAGCAGTTGTTGCAGGACCAGAATATACGAATGTTCTAAACCACATTCTGTCATATTGGAAAGGATCTGCAGCAACATCACAAGGTTGTCCATATTGAGTTAAAGGTTTACCAGAGATAACTAATAAAGCATTCTCATCATCACCTTCTCTTTGAAATTGATAGAAAGTGTTGAAACTAATGTTATCAGGGTTTGTACCTGGAGCTCTTAACTCTAATTGATAAATAATTTGGTCAATCAATGCTGGAACATCTACTGTTTCACATGGATTACCATCACAATCACAACAAGGTGCTTGAACAGTTACACTACGAGTGAAACCATTAAAGTACAATGTTTCAATGTAAGCAGAAAATGCACGAAGTGTTAATGTAACAACTTCACCGCATTTAACAGTCCAGCCACCAACTTTGGTAACTTGATTTGCTGCTGTTGCACAACCTGTAACTTTGTACCATTCTGTTACATTAGATTTGCAAGAAGAACCTGAAGGACATCCAGAAATTTTATCTGAACGCTTAGATCCTTGTAAATAAGTGTTTACTCTACCTTGAGCTACATAGAAATAAGGGGATGCTGCAATGTTACCAGCGTTAGCCACTGTGTAATCACTACGAAACAACCCAAATTGACCTGCTGTTAAATTCTGTGTTGACCCAGAGCTAGGTAAAGTATTGCCTACTGGTACAACAAAGAGCGTGGTTAGGGAAAAATCTGCCATTTTGTTTTATTTTAAATTGTAAAAAAGTTATTCGTTTGTTTTAATTCTGTAAGCTGCACTTTGAGCAGCAGAAGAATTTTCAGTGTACATTGCTAGATTCTCCACTGTAAGATCTAAAAGTTCGTCTTCTAAATATAATTCTAGTTCGCAATCCTCATCATAAGAATTTGTACCATCTAACATAACATATCCCACCTTGTTTATGTATTTAGGATATCTCATGTACATTATGTTCATCGTCTTTGGTGTGAACGTACCATCTGTAAATATAGAAATTTCATCTGTTGATAGAAAGTTGAACGTTTCTTGGTATTCAAATGATGGTCTATAATGGGTATTTGCTAAAAGGAATTGTAAATCACCATGTTTAGTAAGATCACTATTAATCCATATCTTTCTATCTACACACACTCCTTTGTCTGCTAATACATATGAATCTAAATAGAACATGTATGTTGGAACCAAAACAGTGATGTCTGCTTTCCATTGATTTAGCTCTACATTTGATAACGTTAATGGAAGAGGTTGGTGATTATAACTCTCCACCAAACTTTGTAAATCTTCATAACGCTTTTTAAATGCATCTAGACCAAGACCAGAATTTGTACTTGTGCCATCAACCTTCTGCTTTATGAGTTTAATCTGAGCTTCATTTAATGCTAGAATTTTGTCTTCTAGATTAATTTGTTGATGCTCATTAGTTGATAGTTTATTTAGTTTCTGATCGATTTTATATAATAAACTATCTACTGGGATCATACAGATGCTAATTTTTTAGTTTTTAATTTTCCTTCAAGTGTTAATAGCTGATCTTGGTTATCTTCATTTATTAAGAATTTAACTAAATCATCTTCATCCTTAGCTATTTCAAATTCACCTTCATACACACTACCACTTGCTTTTATTCTATATATTGAATGGGTAATTGATTGTTTTACTAAATCTTTAATATGAATCAAATTCTCTTGCATATCTGCAAATTTAGTAAAAATTGCAACAGGACTAAGTCCAGAATATTTTCCACCTTTAAGTTCTGTCTGCTTTAATAAGTTATCCACTTGATTATATATCACTTCCTCTTTTGTATCATCACTAATAGGAAGTCCTAATAAACGAGCAATCTTTCTTTTCTTCTCAGGACCCATTGCGTCAAACTTAATAATTGCTTTGTTAATCAATTGTTTCTTTTTATAAACAACTGCATTTTCAATCTCATCATCAGCTACATAAAACTGTGTGTCTGCAGGATATTCACCACGCTCCCAAGCTTGATAGCTAGAAGCAATTGTTGGATGAACTCTTAACCATGCAAAAGCTAATTCTTGAAGAGCGAAACTAGTATCAAAATAGTTATCACCATCTAATAGCTTAACTGGTTGTACGTGAAGAGCATCATCTGTAGAAGTTGATAATCCATAGTTCCAAAATTTAGATCTTGGTCCTAAGTCAACATCTCCTAATGTAGCTTCAAGTTTCTTACGTAAAGATGTTACTCTTTCAGTTTCTAATTCTCTTTCTACATCATCTCCAATGCGTCTTATATAAGCAGCGTCACCATCTAACCCTGTTCTATATTGCCCATCAAGTTCTTTGTAGGGATATTTAAAAACACCTGTACCAGGTATTCTTGTCATTCCTTTCATAGCAAGACCGCCTTGCATAGTTTGTAATTGAGAATTGTTATACTCTTTCTTTAATGTAGAGATTTTTCCTGTCTTACCCATAATATGTAGTTGTTTTTGGTTTATTTGCAGATGGTTACCATCGAAGGTAATGCTATGAGGCATGAAGCCTGCATTCATCCATCTGGGGTTTGTGAGAAGACTCCCCCACTTGGAGGAGTGGGGGGGAATTCTTCTCGGTATTTGTAGAGCGTAGTTCTAACCTTGCTCTAGGTTTTTTAGAATTGTGGTATTTCTTCAATCAAGACTGTACGAGACAAATCTTCAATGAACACATCACAACGATCTTTCATCCATATTTCATAACCAGGGAACTTGTTTGCAGAACTCATACCTTGAGACTTAGCAAAGCCTAAGTGACTACGAGTACCATCAATATATCCCCAAGTCATAGAAGGAGCACCTTTCATGCGTACCTCACGAATGTTGTTCACTAATGAACCATCACTCATAGGGCTTACATCAAACACCATAAATACAGGTGTGCTCTTCTTGTTTTGTCCAAATTCTAAGTTTGTTTGAGGAAGGTCTAATTCTTTTAAGTGAATTAATTCAACACGACCAGTCTCACGTGTAACCATTGCATCGAATGCAAAGTTGTAAGTGATGTGTTGTCCTTCTCCTTGCATGTAACGATTACCAGAATCAGCCATGAAAGTTAAACCAGAATTTAATGCATCATTCTTTAAAGCTTGTTGGAACACGTCAAACCCAGCTTCATTAGTGTACATCTTAACTCTACGATCCTTAACATCAACACGTCTGTAGAACAAATCACCAAACACTGAACGAATCAAGTTTGCTGTAAATTCTCCACGATTGTATTGTACTAAGTTACCGTTATTACGCATTCTGTGATATACACCAGCAGACGTACGCTTTAATTCTTGCTTAGAACCATTAGTTTTTACGGTACCAGGCTTAGCCCAGATCATACGCTTAACTTTTAATTCTAACATAGACTTACGCATCCAGAACTCAATAAATGGTTCCCACTTAACATCTTGACGAGTTAAAGGTAATTCATTCCTACGTTGAGGAGCATAAACTAAAATATCTAAAGGTTTACCATTGTTATCTCTTAACATCTTATCATCAGCCCACTCAGTAATTTTGTGCTCATAACCATATGCAGAACCTAAAGATTCAAACATTGTGATTTGTTGACCCAAACGTGGTAACCCTAATAAGTCTTGATCAAACTCACCAATAGCAGCATCAACTAATTCAAGTTCAATACCTATTCTTAAAAAGGTAGAGCTTACGAAATCTACAGTTGGATTGTCTGTTACTAATGTAAATGAATACAAATATCCCATGTTCCAAGGTTGAGGATCTTTGATTACATAAAAACGAGGACCATACTGACGAGTACCTACAGAAACGATAGCGTTCTTAGAAAACTCATTAGTATCAATCACTAATTGAAACTCTTGACCATCAATACCAGGTTTAGTAAGTTCTTGCGTGCTAACTGGAATGTCAATGATTTTTGGAAACTTGTAAGGAACTTGTACCTGCCACTTCCAAGCATCACTATTATTATCAATGTAGTAAGGAGTAGACTTGTTAATCATGTCTAAAAAATCATTACTGTAAAGAGAACTCTGAGTGTAAAGACTTATGATTTTTTTATCATAATCTGCTGGCTCAGTAGAGTGAAAACTTTCCAAGTGGTTTGCGTCTGTTAATTTACCTACAGCACGTCCATCCATAGAAGCGACTCTTGCGTAAGTAAAACCAGTTAAACCTGGAATTGTTTGAATTGCCATTTTGTTATTTTTTTAAATTTTTATTTATAAATTATTGAAACCATGATGTGGGGACATTAGCAGGTTTTTGAGATTTCACAGCACTTTTGCTTGCCTGTCTGGCCACCTCTCCAAACAATTCATTTGATTTTTTGGTGATACCAGTCTTTTGAATTGTTGATAGTGTAGGATCTTTTTCTAATATCTTTAATAATAAAGCTATCTTCACCTTCTTTTCATGATTCTCAGGACGCTTAAGTTCTAGGATGGTTTTATCAAATTCTGTTAATGTTTCACCAGAGTTTGTTTTATACTTATCTATTGTTAAGAAATCTTGTAGTTCACCAGCCAATTTTTGATTAAGAGGAATACCATCAAACTCTTTGTTCTTCAACTTATCCTGTAAAACTTGATTTACATTTGTGGAATACTGTTGCTTATATTGAGCTTGTTGTTGTAATTGAACCTCTTTTTCTTGTTCTAGTTGTTGAAGCTTTACAGCTTCTTTCTTTATTAAAACCTTATGATGCTTTCCAGCAACGCTTTCAAGATCACCATAGTTCTTTAGTCTTTCTACTTCTGTTGTAACATCTTCAGGATCAAGGCCTTGGTCAGTGAGTGCTTGCGTAATCACTTTCACTTGGTTTGCTTCCTGTGCAAGATCCATATCAGCAAAAGATTGTATTTGGTTAAATGCTCCAAAATAATCTTTAGGATTAACTCCTTTTACATATATGGCATCAAACGCTTGTTGATATTCTTCTCCAAATTGACCTATGAAGTTGTTTACCACTTCAATAGCTCCTTTCTTTTTCTCAGCGTTGAATCTCTCTAAAAATTCTTCAGCATTGTTTATTGGAACATCATCTTCATCTTCTTCTTTAGAAAACACTCCTAATTTTAAAAGATCTTTAGAAAGAGCAGTGAATTGATTTGATTCACCCTCTTCTTCATTGTTCTCAGTGTTGGGTGTTGTAGAAATTGGAGAAACCTTTTTAACTGGTTCGTCTTCATCTTCTTTTTCTTCTTCATCATCCATTAAGAAATCTGTAATAGATTTCTTTTCATCAATTGCTGGAGTTTCTTCTGTAGTAGTTGGAGCAGCTGCTTTTGCAGGAGCTTCTGTCTTTTTTTCAGGAGGAGGAGAAGGTTTATCTATTTTCTGAATATCATCAGGATTAGATGTAGCAATCTCTGGAGCAAATAAATCACTCAAGAGTTGTTGGTTCCCCATTCCCATTTCCATAGTATCTTGGATACTAAAAAGACTTGGACTATCTATATTTTCTGCCATATGTAGTTGATTTTTAATTGGTTTCGAAATGTAAAATTATATTATTTATAATTAATAGCAAAGAGAGAAGGCACTATACTCATCAATATTCAATATAATATAGCATTAACTTTATTCACTCTAATCAAGTTTGTTTGTAAAATTGTCATTTATTAGCCTGTAGCTTCTAATTGGAGCAAGATCTGTAAGTGTTACTTGTTGAACTTCAACTCCCCATTTCTTTGCTTCCACTCTCACCTTCTTAGTTAATGTATTGTCAAGTTCAGAATCTGTACATTCATCCATGGTCATAGACATAATGACATTTTTTATAATACTTTGAGACATGTCTGACAGGGCATCCTGTGCATCATACACCTCAAGAAGAAATATTTTAACGTCTGCTATCTTATATTTGATAAGTCCTTTCACCACAATATTCTGTTTGTCCTTGGTGTATAGGGATTGAGCATCAAGACTCAATGTTGTAACAACGACATGTTGATCTATCACCTCATCAAATAAAGGGATTTTGAAATGCATACCAGGTTTAAAAACTGCTTTAAATCTTCCAAATCTAAGAAGAACAGCTTCCTCATAGTCTCTTATAATAATGATTGGTGTTAATTGTAACCACCAATTAGTTATTATTTCAATCAGTTTATCAAACATAATTATTTAGTTTTCTTGTTCCTACCCTTGGCATTCTCTTTAGCTATAGCAAGATCATTTGCTTGGTTTTCTCTAGCCACCTGTAGTTTCTCTTTTTCCACCTGTAGCTTTTGTGAAGCTAATGTATTTTTAGATTGAATGTCAGCCATTTTTGTTTGATATTCTCTGCTAGCTTTTGATTGCTCTAATGATAACTTGTTGATTTCCAATACATCAGGAGCTCCAGATTTATCTAAATCTGGTAAGCCTCCTTTAGATTCAGCAGCAATTAATGCAATCTCTTTCTTGTTTATTCTATCCAACTCATTTTGATAATCATCATTAGCCATTTTTTCTTGTTGTGCTTGTTGAGCAGCTGCAATTTGAGCGTCAGCTTGTTGTTGCTGTTGTTCCAATTGTTGCTGTTGTTGTTGCATCTTCTGATCTTCTAATTGCTGTTGTCTCTCTTTAAGTGTTGTGAACACCTTTTTCATTTGACGAACAGAATCAGTTGAATACAATTCAATGATGTCAGACAAGCTTCCACCATTTTGAATAACAGCTTGAGACAATCCTCTTAACTCATTAAACATTTTTTGATCCT